TGACAAAATCGCATCATCGGCTTCTGGGAAAATATGACGCGTCAATGGATTCAAACAAGTGAATATATATCTTTCCGAGGCCGAATCGGCGCCATTGTTCAGACGCGTGCCGAATTGACCGCGCGGTTCCAACAAATTGATATTATTGGATCCCATATAATTCTGCGCCATATTCACGATCGCTCCATTCAAGGAGGCCTCACCGTGATGATAAGCACTGTGTTCAGAAACATATCCGGAAAATTGTGCGACTTTGACTTCAGTCGTAAGCCGACGTTTGAATGCGGAAAACAGGATTTTTCGTAAGGAAATCTTCAATCCATCAACCATATTTGGTATCGAACGTGCGCAATCATAGGTGCTAAAATGAATCATTTCATTGTTCATAAAATTCTCATAATGCACGGTAGGTCGGCTCGTATCCAAATAAGCCGTTTTGTCGTAATTTTCCAACCACGTTTTACGGTCATCTGCGCGCTTTTTATTAAATATCTTATCAATGGTATCATCACTTTCTGGACCAGTATACACGAAATCCACGATTTTCTTGTTTGCAAAATATTCTTTGAATTCGGCGGATGTCGATGTGCCTAACCCTTTGAAATATTTAATGGTCCACGCAGAAATGGCGTCACCGATAGAACGCTTCCACATATCATATTCTCCTTCATTATAGAAAAGCCGGGTTTCTTGAGCTCGCTTCGCTCGCAGAATAGGCGTATTCATAAAAGAGAGGAATCCTGGAATTTTCACTAATGATGCCCATTCGCTATGAAACAAATTAATACAAAGACCTTTGATATGAGAACCATCCAAATCTTGATCACATAAAATCATAATTTTACCATATCTCAAATGTCGATTCACATCTTCAATTGTATTATACTCTTTTCCGATTTCCAAACCAAGAATTTTCTTAATATCCGTAATTTCTTTGTTATCCGCGATTTTCTTGATTTGTTCACCACGCACATTTAGGAGTTTTCCTTTCAATGGATAAATACCAATCGTATTTCGATCCTCGGATGAAAGTCCAGATACAATACCAGATTCGGCACTGAGTCCCTCACACAAAATCAAAATACAATCTTTGGATTGCGCCGTGCCACTGAAATTGGCATCGATGAAATTGGCGATTCCACGAATCGATTTGGTCTTGGATCCATCTGTTTTCTTTGCCAGACGGTTTTCTTTCGCTTCTGTAAGAGAACACGCCAAATCCATCACACCCATTTTCGCCACTTTTTCAATGAAAGCATCCGAAACAGTGCAACGGGATCCGAAATTGGCAAAATTTGTATTCATATAATCCTTGGTCTGACTATCAAATGACGGGTTTTCAATATCACATCGCAAAAACAATATCAACTGTTCTTTGATGGAATTCGCATTCACTTTCACTTTTTTCTTTTTTTCAATATATTCGCTCAATTTTTTTATGATTTGACCAATAATATAATCTACGTGTTTACCTCCTTTGAATGTGCATATACCATTGACAAAAGATACCTGCATAAACTCGTGTGTAGAAGACAATGCCACGGCATATTCCCACCGTTCATCGGGTGCTTCATATACACGTTTATGTTCGTCCTTTCCACCAATATAAAGATCAATATATTGCTGGAAATTTTTCACGGGAGTGGGTGTTTCATTATAAGAAACACGAATCTTTTTGATAGAATGATCCGTCACAGCGCCGATATCGAAAATCCTTTTTTGTAAAAGACCCATCATATCGGGTGTCAGACCAGTAATACCCAGTCGCTGATAATCAGGTAGAAATGACACTTTTGTATAAGGTTTCGCGCTTTTGCATTTTGTAATGACCGGTGGACAAATTTCATTCAAATTGTGTTTGAATTCTTGGACGTATTTTAGACCACGAACGTGATCCACCGTTTCGATTTTCCCATACGTCGACCATATCAAAACCAATTTGAAACCGAATCCGTTTTTCCCACCGACGATTTTTTTTTCTTCTTTGTTATAATTGGTGGAAGTGCGCAAATGACCAAACACCATCTCCGGAATCCAAATCCCGTATTCTGGATGTTTTTCAATATCAATACCATTACCATCATTTGACATTGTAATAAGGCCATCTTCTTTGGATATGGTTATATCAATGAATGTGACAAACTTCTTATCGAGCAAAGGAGATTGAATCATACGGACAACGTGGTCGCGACAATTCACGATACCTTCATCAAAGAGTTTGTATAATCCAGGAATATATTCAATTGATTTTAGGACGATTTTATTGGTGTCATTATCAAATATCCACATATTTGCATCGACATTTTCAACAGAACCAATATACGTATCTGGATTATCCAAGATATGTTGTTTATCTGTTTTTTGTTGATATTGTTTTGCAAGTGTAGATGTAGCAGCAGACATTTTTCGATATATAAAATATAATAATAATTATAATGAAATTTCTAGATTCTTTTTTGAAATCAATTTTACGACTTCGTTGATTCAGAAAAAAACAATGATATATATATAATAAATATGAATATAGATAATTTGGTAATAAAAGAAAATTCGGTTGAATTTTTATATACAAATACAAAATCCATTAAAAAATCATATTATTTAACAAATACAGAAACAGTTGTCGATTCTGTTCATCCGATAAATACAAATTTTATAACTGAAAAAAATAACACATCAATTAGTTGTATAGGGATTATAACAGATAATGATAATTTTGTTTATATTCTATACACAAACAAAATTGAAAAATATGATTCATCTGGAAAAATTATTCCATTTGATTTTCAAATACGTATAGAAAACCCAGTAGATATTACTATAAATCAATCGAAAAATAAGATTTTTATAATAGATAATAATAAGGTTTTTAAATATGAAAAAAATGGATTAGAAAACAAAATGACATCGTCTATTCTTATTAATAAAAATTACTCGGATGTCAAAATCACTTTAGATGCAGGTGATAATATATATATTTCTTATACCGATCAATTTCAATATACAATTCGAAAATATAATAATAACGGATTCATTGATATTCAGTTTACCACTATAAATATAGACAAAATATATTCATTCTATATTACTGATTCTATTTATATATTGAATTATTCTTCTGTAGATATTTATGATACAAATGGTAAAAAATTGGTTGAAAAATTGATGACCATTTATCCAGAAACCAGATTTTATCCATCAAAAATGATTATTGATTCTGAAATATATATTATGGGATATAATCCATCATTTCAAATAATATTATTGAAATATAATTTAGATGGTTCTTTGATAAGTAATAACTTTATTCATTCTAATTTTGATTTGAATAATAAAATTGCATTTGCAGTAGATACTTCAAACAATATATATTTATCTAGTGGAATCAATGATAATAATCATTCCACGATAAATACAATCAGTAAAATTTCACAAAAATTTGAGTTTTTGAATATAAACAATTATTCAAAAATAGAAATTTACAGTTATTCTGAAAATAATGTTTTGGAAAATATTATTTATTTTGATTTGGAAACCCATTTACAATATAGTAATCAATTTGAAAATCAAGATGAAATAAAAAACCAAATCAAAATTTATGAAAAACGAAAAATAGAGGCACAGATATTAGCCCAAGCCCAAGCATTAGCTCAAGCCCAAGCATTAGCTCAAGCCCAAGCATTAGCCCAAGCCCAAGTCCAAGCTCAAGCCAAATATAGTATTTTAGAATTATCTTTACAAGTAACAAATGTCGACCCCCCCGTAAAAAAAATAGAAATGCTTACTTATGGAATTTCAAAAAGATACAAAAAAACAGAAAATTATTTGAGTAAAAATATTGAAAAAAATTATAATGATACTAATGAAAAAATTTTCAATTCGGGTAAATTTACTTTTGTTAGCAATAAATCTGTCGAAAAAAATATCAAAAAATTATTAATTGCAAATAATTCATTTATAAAAAATGCTTTCAAAAAACAACTTTCAAACAATGTATTTATGGGAATCAAACACAATATTTATCCACAAATAAATAAAAATTATGCAATATCTTATCAAGATAATTCGTATCAACCCCCTATAACAAATCTATCATTGAATACATTGCCTATTAATATAACCCAAACATCTGTTCCATATACTTGTTATAATTCACCACTTGGTATTCAAATTATATTTTTATTCAATAATCCACGTAGTATTGTCTCCGATACAATTGGTAATATTTATATAGCAAATGTAAAAGAAGTAGTAAAAACCACTTTATATGGAAATAAATCAAAAATATTAACATCCGGTTTTATCAATGACATTACAAATATTGCAGTGAATAATGAAGGAACCTATTTATATATTGCAAATATATCGAACTTATGGCGTATTAATACAGATGGATCAAATCAGATATTATTGAATCAATTGAATGGATCAGATATCATTCCATTTGATAATTTATATGGAATAACCGTAGATACAAAAGGATTGGTTTATGCGACAACATCAAATAAAATATTGATAATGGATTCGAATGGTAATAATATAAATACAATAACAAATGGAGACTTTTATTCACTCTACAATATTGGAGTGAGTAATAATTTTATTTATGTTGTCAGTAATTATGCTGAGGTTAATAATAATATAACAAATTTTTATAATAAAATTTTGAAAATAAACAAACAAAATCCCAGTAATATTTCCCCCGTTTTAATAAAATTGGCAAACACAATTGGTCTTTCTGTAACCAATACAGATACTTTGTATATTTCAGATACATCTAATAATAATGTGTTCAAAACAAATGCTTATGGAAATATCCTCCAGACCTATAATGATCTAAGTTTGAATTCGCCATATGGATTAACTACAGATTTGAATTATAATATTTATATCGCCGATACAAATAACAATCAAATTAAAAAGGTAAACAATGATGATACACAAATAGTTCCTTTTACTTATAATTTCAATGCTCCAAGTGGAATTGCAGTAGATACAGCGGGAAATCTCTATATTACCGATTTACAACAAACACAACTAATACTTATAAATATTACAACAGGAGAACAATCGTATATTCAAAGTCAAACACCATTTAATACCCCCAGTGGAATAGCTATAGATAATATAAATAATTTTATTTATGTGGCCGATACGAATAACGGAATTGTGCAACAAATGAATATGGACGGATCGTCAAGTGTAAATTTGGGCCAAGGTGTACTACAAATACCTACTGCAATTACAGTTGATAATCAAGGAATCGTTTATGTATCAGATACAACTTCTATTTACGTAATAGATCCAAATACGCAAAACATTACACTAATATCTGGTAATTTTAATTTCATAAATCCATCCGGAATTGCGAGTGATACTAATTATAATTTATATATAGCAGATACAGGATATTCACAGATAATCAAAATGACAGATACTGGTGATAATCCTACTTTCATTGGATATGGTTTCAATCAACCAAGTGGTATTACAATTGATAATGCGGGAAATTTATATATAACTGACTCTTTAAACAATCGAGTCGTTCAAATGGATACTAATGGAAATAGATTAACCTATATTTCGGATGGTATACAATATCCATATAGTATAATAACCGATAATCTTTCTAATTATCTTTATGTAATAACTGCATATACCATTTTAAAACTCCGGTTTTCTCAATATATACCGTGTCCGCCGCCAAAATCTTATGAAAAAGATGTAATTGCCCAATATTGTTATAAAAAGGGTTGCGAGGCTATTTTATATAAAAAATTAGTTACTGCAACTAATAATCCTTTGATTACAAAAAATCAACAATATGCAATAAATATTCGCACATACAAAAAAATACCTGTATCCTATCAAACATTGATAGCTAATTTGAATTGCAATCGTTCTCCGCAAAGCGAACCTCTTGTCTTTTTATATAATAATCCAAGAAGTATTGTTAGTGATCGTGTAGGAAGGATTTATATGTCTAATTTGAATCAAATTATGCGAATGAATTGGGATGGAACAAATAAAAAGATTATTGCTTCTGGATTTGATAATACATTGAATAATATTGCTGTAAACTATGAAGGAACTTATTTATATATAACAGTTATCAATGTTTTGATTCGAATAAATACAGATGGTTCCAATAGAATAAATTTACCACCTACATTCAATTATTTATATGGTGTCACTGTAGATCAAGCGGGTATTGTCTATGTGACAGATACGAATGAAATCAAACTGATGGATCCAAATGGTGAGAATTTGATTACTATTAGAAATGACAATTTTTTCAGTTTGTTTGCGATTGGGGTTTTTACTAATAATATTTATGTTGTAAGCACTTATATGGATACTGTTGGTTATACAACTAAATTTTTGAATCAATTAGTGCATATTGATATGAGTAATTATACTCCTGATCAGAATAATATAATCAATATACCTGATTCTGGAATTAGACCCGTTATTCAGAATTTATCAAATGTTATAGGATTAACCGTTTATAATAAAAATATAATTTATTTATCAAATCCTTTGAATGAACAATTTGAAGGACCCGATTATTTACCAAGCCCATTAAATAATACTGTTTTCAAAATAGACGGAAATGGAGAAATATTATATAATTATAGTCTGGATTTATCTCTCAATGCACCCTATGATATAACATTAGATACTGCTGGATACCTCTACATTGCTGATACAAATTATAATCAGATTTTAAAAATATCATCCAATAACTATAACATACTTAATATTACATATCAATTTAAAGAACCTATGGGAATCGCTGTAGATAATAACAAAAACTTGTATGTCATTGACTTAGATTTGACAAAGTTAATTGTTCTTTCTGCTGGTGGAAATCAAAATACGATTATCAATAGGAAGCAAAGTTTTATTGGTAGTAATTTGTTAAACAACCCAGGAGGAATTGCAATAGATAATATAAATAATTATGTCTATGTAGCAAGCACGAATAATAAGTATATAGTGAAAATAAAGTTTGATGGAACAAATGAAACTATCATAGGCAGTGGGTATTTTATTTCGCCGCTTTCAGTTGCAGTAGATAAAGAAGGTTCCATTTATGTGACTGATACAAATAAAGTAAAAAAAATCAATACAGATGGAACGTTAACTATTCTCCCTTATACTTTTGAATATCCAATTGGAATTGCATTAGATAATAATGGATTTATTTATGTCGCGGATATAAACAAAACTTCCATTATCAAATTGGATAACAATGGATTGTTTATACAAAATATTGGATATGGTTTTTCAAATCCCTATGATGTTGCGGTTGATTCAAATGGATATTTATATGTAGCAGATTCACAAAACAGCCGTATTGTAAGAATGGATACAAATGGAGAAGATTTAATATCTTATTCAGAGGGAATTTTAATACCTTATAGTGTTGCTGTAGACAATGATCAAAATGTATATGTTGTGACTTCAAATATGATTATTACTTTCAGATTTCCATATAAAGCTATATGTGCATAAAAATGATTTAAAAACAGCGTCATTATAAAATATGTATTAGATAATAAGAAATGAATACATATTTAGGGAACAAAGGTTATACTATTTTGAAAAATGAATTGACCGAACAACAAACCGATTTTATAAAACGCGAATTGACTATTGTGCCTGAAACACAAGGGGCTCAATATGGTCCTGGACAAAATGTGAAATATCCTGTATTTCGCGAATCGTCTAACAAATTCTATGTTCCGCGGCATTTTGGCGAAGAACATTTTGGTCCTCCCAAATCGATGAAATTATCTGACGGAGAAGCCATTGATGTTCCTTTTGCTGGAGAACTCCGCGAAAATCAAAAACCGGTAGTAAAGGCTTATTTGGATTCTGTTACAAAAGATCCCGTTTTTGGTGGTGGTGGATTGTTAGACCTACCCTGTGCATACGGTAAAACTATTTTAACACTGAATATCATCTCACAATTAAAAAAAAAGACACTGGTTATAGTGCATAAAGAATTTCTCCTGAATCAATGGATTGAACGAATGTCCGAATTTCTTCCGACTGCTCGAATCGGGCGTATTCAAGCACAAACCATTGATATTGAAAACAAAGATATTGTCATTGGTATGTTGCAGTCTCTTTCCATGAAAGAGTACGACGATTCCATTTTTCAATCCTTTGGTCTAACCGTCGTCGATGAGGTGCATCATATATCGAGTGAAGTCTTCTCTTGTGCACTCTTTAAAATAGTGACAAAATATACTCTTGGATTGTCGGCGACAATGAATCGTAAAGATGGAACCTCTTTTGTTTTCAAAATGTTTTTAGGCGATATTGTGTATAAAGGAACACGCGAGGAACAATATGATGTGGTAGTTCGCGCAATTGAATATCAATCAAATGATCCGGATTTCAATGAAGTGGAAATGGATTATCGCGGAAATGTAAAATATAGCACAATGATTTCGAAACTCTGTATATTCCGACCAAGAAACGAATTTATTTTACAGGTTCTCCAAGATATGATTCAAGAAAACGAAAACCAACAAATAATGATTTTAGCACATAATAAGAATATTTTAGAATATTTACACGACGCCATTTTTCAAAGAAATATTGCCACGGTGGGTTATTATGTAGGAGGAATGAAAGAACACGCGCTGAAATTATCGGAAACAAAAAAAGTCATTATTGCGACTTATAGTATGGCGGCAGAAGCACTGGATATTAAAACACTTACTACACTTATTATGGCGACTCCCAAAACGGATATTGAACAAGCAGTGGGGCGTATTTTAAGACAAAAACACGGTTCTCCTGTGGTTGTCGATATTATTGATTCTCATCAGCCATTCAAGAACCAATGGTTGAAACGACGCACTTTCTATAAAAAACAAAATTATCCTATTATTATGATTACTTCAAAAAAATATGTGCCTGATACGAGAAAATGGACGTCTGTATTTCAACCAAAAAATACCTCGCAAACTGAAAAAAAACAAGAATCAAAAGAAGAAAAAGGAAAATGTTTAATCAATATTGCCGGAATCGATTTCGATAATTTAGAATACTAAGGTTCTCCGATAAATATTTTATTTATATAAAAATAATTAAATATAATTGTATGATATAATGAATCTATTCAATAAAGTAAAATCGTTTTCACCTCTAGATATTTTTTTGATTATTGTTTTTATTGTCTATATTGTGTTTCCCATATCAACACCAGATGTATTGAAACCGTATATTGATTCACCTTTAGGAATTATATTTTTATTTGTCGTAACCATTTCTTTGTTTGTTTATACAAATCCTATTTTAGGGGTTCTCTATATTTTAGTCGCTTATGAAGTATTACGCAGAAATTCAGTGGAAACTCGACCCGTCACCACACGTATGGATGGAGATAGTTCTTGGTATACTGATCCAGTTGCATATGTAAACAATGTCAAACCATCTGCGATTGCAATGGCCGCAGAACCCAATAAGGACGAACAATTAAAAGCAATGAATCCTGGTAAACAAATGACATTAGAAGAAGAGATTGTAAAAATAAGAGCACCGGTTGGAGTCAGTGAACAATCCGCATATATCAATAGTGCATACAAACCCGTTGCTGATAAGGTATATGGTGGTGGATCTGTCATTTAGAGACTTGAAAATATAAAATCGTAATAATAACATTTTATATTTTTTTCATATTTTTTTTCATATTTTTAACCAAAAAAATGGTTCAATGCAGCAATAATCGAATAGACTGCAAAATAATTTATAAAAAGAGTCAATATAACATCAAAAAATATAGTATCTGGAGAAAAAGAAAAAAACGTCATAAAAATAGGAACAAATAAAACAGCAAATAAAATAAGTGCTCTATACCCTCCTTTTTCTTTTAAAAATCCAAAAGAATCTTTGAAAAAATCCAGCAAATCAGTTGAATTTACAATTGCATCGTCTACTTCTACTGAACTTACTGTAGGTTTCAAATGTCCCATTAAACTAGTATTCATTATAAAACAAATACATATCAAAAAAGTAAATATCATTATCCATAATCCACTTGAATAAATCGGTATATTTTTAGGTTCACTTAATCCACCTACCGTAAATAAAAAAAACCCAATCGTTAGTAAAGAGATAACAATAAGAAAATTAATTGTTTTTAATCTATTCGCCTTTTGTCCCTTATCACCAAATACATCTACTAATTTTACAATGAATGTTTCATAAAGAAAAGGAACAACTAAATAGCAACTGACAGACAAAATAATAAAAGTTATAAAGTAACTGGTTGTTTTCGTAAATTCCGCAGTATCTGATTGATTCAACACATCACTATTTATAGGTATTTCATACATGGTTGCCATCGGTCCATCAACATCAACAGGATAACAATCTACATAAGTATCTCCCATACCTTCTTTAAGCGATTGAAATCCCTCCATTCTTTTTGGTTCATACGTTCCTGCTTTTTTCGTGTGTTTGTTTTCGGTTCTCGATAATTCTTCCGAACCATAATTATCTACATTTGATAATGGACTTTCTTTCAAAAATACGGCGGTTCTCCTTTCACTTGTAGAATCTGATATTTGTTTTGAAAACAAATTAGCATCTTGAGTAAATTTGTCGAATTGGCTGCTTACCATAATAGGTGTAGTAAAGATGACAACCGTATTTGCGCCATCTTTATAGACAATACTCTCTTTTTTGGATTTTATATATTTGTTTAAATTTATTATATCAAATGTGGAAATACGAGACGGAGAACCAGCGTTTTCAATAATTATATCAATATCTGTAGATGTTTTTGCATTCGATCCAAATACAAATGGATATTGCGATAATGCAGGTGCGAATTCATCAATAAAATCACTCGGATTTTTATAAGAAAACACGGAATCGGTTCTCGTCTTCAATGGAAAACAAGTATAAACCAAACCAGATTGATTTGTTTTTGATGCGTGTTCAACCACTAATTCGCCGTCAAAATCCATCTCCGGAATATCGTGTAGTTTTTTGAAAATATAGAGTGCCTTAATATCAAAGGTTTTCAGTTCAGGATAAAACGTCAAGTTTGGATGATTGATATTTTCTGTGTTTCGATAGAGAACCTTGATATAACCACTTGTTTCAACGTTTTTTTCAAAATGATTATAGTAAATGGGTGTATCATAGTAATCATAATAAATATTATTTGTATTTTCTGGATCACTATTTGGTTTTTTATTTAATTTATCCAAAGTATTAAACATAATAATAATATATTATATAATATTATTATTTTTATTTCTGTTTCTATCAAGGGAACCTAAAGTCTAAAAGCTAAAACGGAATATAAGAAAATAGATTAGTATCATAAACGGTTACGCTAAATACATCTTTATAACCTTCTACGAAAACAGTATCGCCTGAATTGATTGAGTCGCATCCATATTCAGATATACAGTTTTTCCCGTTTATTTTGATTGGTAACTTTGTATTAAGAGAACCTGTGTTAGATATAGTATAATATTGCCATTTATCGCGACCGCTCATTATACGTCGGCCCATCAATGGTAGAATCATATTATCATCTGTTTTTCTTGTTAAAATACCTAGCTGTGTATAAGTTGTCGGTAATCCTCGGGTTTCAATATTGATAGGAACTCCACCTCTTATATCATAAAGAGAACGAGACGGCGGGAAAAATTCGCCGTCAGTTTTCAATGGTGGATAATAGGGATTATCCATAGTCGACATACTTGCTAAAGGAGAAACAAGACCTCGTGAAGGAGGTTCTGGATAAACGACGATTGGTTTTTGCACTGTCGTTTGAATTTGTGTTTTGTATTGTTGTTCTAATGAGGAGAACCTGAAATAAAAATACATTACTAATAGAATAACAAAAACGAATAAAAAAAGTGTCATATTTTCTATACAAATTACTCCAGGAATACACTTTTTTCCCATCTTATGGTTTTATATATTATTCATAGATAAAACTAATTTTCAAGGTAAAAAAATCACCTCAATATACAAATGATCTAGCAACTTCTTCTCCTCCTCGGTTCATTATATCTATAGGATCAGTAAACAAACGTTTTATTCTTCCAGTAGTAAAATCATCTGAAATAACTTTCATTTGATTAGTGTATTGTTTAGTGTCCGCCATTCTTCTACCATCTTTATCTAGACAACGATAACATTTATTTACTATCCAACAAGGGTAATGTAAAAAATGATATCCACTGCATTGATCTTTATCTTTATGACCACCCGTTGCGAGATAGAATTGTTTATCCAATTCATAGAGTCCATTCCATATTGCATCTTCTATACTTTTCATACCAAAAAGCCAAAAAATAAATCGAACTGGTAAATAAAGGATAATGCCCAAAATTTCTATCATATAATAAATCAAACACGACGGAAAATTCGTCAAAATTTGTATTGAACAATATATTAGTTCTCCTACATATATCAAGGTATAATACACAAAATACCATATGTCTTCTGCTGTATATCCAATTGCTTGAGGAACAGCAATTAATTCTTCACCTACTCCTTTTCCAATATCACCCAACCCCACGGCAAAATCGGTTATATGTTGCGGAACTTTTCCAATGGCTTCGATTGCTTGACCCACTCGTCTAAAAAAATCAATAAATCCATCAAAAATTCCCATTTAATAATAATATATATATACATATTACTATTTTTGTAGGGAACTTACGGTTCAGAAACTATTTTTTGGTGATAGTCGTATCTGTTTCATATTTTCTTATTTTATCCATTACATCACCATTGTTTGATTTCAATCTTTCCATTTTATCCATAATTTGAGAAACTTTACTAAGAAGTGGATCTATTTTTACCATATTATCCGCCAATTCGTTTTGAACATCCAACAATTCATTGGCGTGCGATTTTACCGTTTTCATAAATTGAATGGCATCTTCATTTGCGGGTTCTGCTCCTTTTTTGGCAGGTTTCGTCTTTTTTTCAGTTTTTTCATCCGTTGAACTTATAGCATCGGTATCTTCTGGAACAATATCACCGTCAAATCCTTCTTTGATACAAGAACCTCCACATTTCAAAATACTTGTAATACAAAGAGCAATGAATAAAATAATAATCATATTTTTAGAAAAGAAGGAGGTGACAAAACCGACTAAAATGAAAATAACGGCAAACATATGTTCTCCATTCATTACTAAATAATACAAATTGGCAAGAGAGACCAAAAGTAAAAAATAAAGGACAAATTTATTATGGGCTAAATTTGTTATTTGATTTTTAGAATTGAACATTTTGTTTACAGACGATGAAAACTTTTTGAACATTTATTTATATTGTATAAGCCGATTTTTTTATTTATGATGATTCATAATTATTTGGAATATCTTGACAACTATAAATATCGAGAACCTCTTTTACTACTTCTTCACGTTGTATATCTGTTCGGTCGAATTCAAAACTACTAATACTATCTGATCGTTTTCCTCGGAATTTAGATAAAAAATCGTCTAATCCATTTAATTCATTTATACGATCGAATTGTTCTAAATCTCCAGTAATAATTAGGCGACTATTTTCGCCAAGACGAGTAAGCAACATTTTCATTTGAGATATGGTCGAATTTTGCATTTCATCTGCCACAATCCAGGCATTTTTGAAGGTTCTCCCTCTCATATATCCAAGTGGGGCAATTTCAATTGCCTTTTCTTCCATTAAAATTTGTATTTCTTTGGGAGAAACGAAATTATAGAGAACATCATATATGGGTCTTATCCACGGTGCCATTTTCTCTTCCAAGGTTCCCGGTAAGAATCCGAGTTCTTCATCTACACTGACGGAAGGTCGAGTAAAGATGAGTTTATCATAGACTCCTGTAAGGAAATTATGAATTCCGTATTCTGTAGCAAAAAGGGTTTTTCCCGTTCCTGCCGGACCAGTAACAATAATAATTTTTTTATTTTTATTTCGAAGATGATTTACCAATTGTTCTTGATGGATATTTTTGGGTTTGGTAAATTTTTCTTCGAACTTTTTCTTTTCATTGGGCGATAAATATTGGTGCGTAGAGAATCTTTTATTTTGATCTATTTTTGATTGAAAATCATAATTGTGGTTTTGATGATTTTGATTATGATTATTATTATGATTATTATTATTATTATGACTACTTCGGGTTCTCGGTTTGGGTTGTGATAATTCTACTTCAACTTCAGCGTCCACTTCATTTTCCATAAAAAAATTATTCATAATTTCTTTCTCCGTCATTTTTTTTGTTTTACGGGAACGCTTCTTTTCAGTTGGTTCTTGTTTTACTTCTCCCAAAATATCACCGAGAACCTCTTTAGTTATTGATTTTTTCGCCATTTTATAATTTATTCCTTTATTTTATATTTTTGTTATAAAATATCCTTAACCTTTTATACATATTTACATAAATATGTATAAAATTATTATTTGAAAATATGATGTATACTTTGTATAATTATGACTTTTATTTACTAAGTATTAGTTAGATTCGTTTGGAAATAACAATTTATCCACTGTTGTTCTCACGCAAAATAGATGATGTAAAAGAATACCCAAAATAAATAAAATCCCTAAAGTAAGTAAAAATTGTTTTCGAAAACTCATTGTGTTTGATCGGAAAAACAACGATAGCAATAATGCACCCACAATAGTCATTAGAACATCCATTATGGCTACTCCGAAAAATCGATAAGAATGGATACCTTTTTTTGGTTCTCCGAGTATATTTTTATATTGACAAAGATTCATTTTTATATGGTTCTTGTATTTATTTGAGATTTTTCTTTGGTTGGTCTTTTTTTCTATTCGCTTATTTGATCATCTATTTGATGAATGGTATTCAAATTGTTATTAATCAATTCGTCTTTTTGATTGATTATTTTCATATAATGTTCTATTTGTTCATCTTTTTCATTGATTACTTTTATATGTTCATTTATTTCTTCATTTTTTTGATTAATAGTATGTAAGTTTTCATTTATCAGTTCATCTTTTTGTTTTAATGATATTAAATATAAATTGATTTGTTCATCTTTTAGACTAATTTGTTCATTTTTATATTGAATGGTTTGTACGTGTTCTCCAATTAACGCATCTTTTTGTTGAATAGTTTGTATGTGTCCATCAATTAACGCATCTTTTTGTTGAATAGTTTGTATGTGTCCATCAATTACCGCATCTTTTTGTTGAATGGTTTGCACGTGTTCTCCAATTACCGCATCTTTTTGTTGAATGGTTTGCACGTGTCCATCAATTACCACATCTTTTTGTTGAATAATTTGTATGTGTTCTCCAATTGTGGAATTTTTTGGTTGAATAGATTGTAAATAATTTACAGAAACCGGATCTATATTTGTTTGAGGGATTTCGTTTATTTGCATTATAATAGAGGATAAATTATGAGGTTTATTTACTATTTTAGCATTATTACCAAACATTCCATAATTTACTGCAGTATGAGAAGAATCACGTTTTATATTGAACATATATTATAAACAAACAATATATTTTTTTTGAATATGTAAATATACAATAGAAATTATTATATCTTTTCGCATCAAAGATACACAAAGAACCCGTTCAATCCATTCATTTCTGCCCCTTTTTGGGAACATATTGAATGAGAATGGGTGTAAAAAGTTCTTCTAAATCAAAAAACTAAAAGAATATAAATATATCCTCAATATATTATTTAGGAAGAAAATGTCGCACACAGATAAAACAGAACCTTTACTCACTCCTGACGAGAATCGCTTTGTAATGTTTCCCATAAAATATAACGACGTGTGGGATATGTATAAGCGACAAATGGACTGTTTCTGGCGTGCGGAAGAAATCAATTTTGCCGGTGATTTAAAACACTGGAATGAAGCGCTAAATGATGATGAACGATATTTTATTTCTATGGTGTTG